GGATTAGTTTCTATTCCATTAATAATATTTGATAATTCATCATACATATCTGCCATTTATCTCACAACCTTAAATAGTGTATGGTGAAGTTGACTGCTGTTCTTCTATTTCTGACTCAATCCGAGCTATCTCTTTTTTAATTCTATCTTCAGACCAATCGGGATTATTTTTCCTAACCTTTTCATTAATGCTAATTGCTTTTGCTCTATCAAGTATTTCAGTCTCTTCTGCTTCTTCTTTAGAATCATCAGGTATGCCATCTCTCCAGGTGGCAGATGGTCTTTCTGCTTCATATTTTTTCTTATTATGATAGATATCCATTAATTGTGCTTTATATAGAATATCTTTAATACCATCATCATAATATCGTTTCTTCCTTGCAATCTTAGAAAGCAATCTCATCAATCTATATTTTAAGGCTCTACCAGAGTCAGCTACATTAGATTCACTCAAGCCAAAAGCATCAGGTGAAGTTTCAGTAACTAAAAACATCATTTTAAGAATATAATCTATCTGTTTAAATGCCATCTCAAGTTTCGCTTCCCAAGTTATATAGCCTGGTTCAGCTCCGTCTTTTTCATAAGGGAAATACTTACTGCCAGATACATCAACCCGACCATCTTCATCTAAAGCTTCTGCTGGCCCTTTCATTTTTGGGTCTGCATGCTTATCTAAAACTCTAGAAATCTGACTTATTCTATTATTAGCTTCATCCTGCAGGCTCTTAATATCCAAATAGTCACTATAACCCCAGAAAACTTCATCATCACGCCAGTTGGGTATATGAGTTATGATAAAGTCATCTACTCCTGTTTGCTGCATTTTATCAAGCTCAGGGTATAAAGTATCAAGTGCGACCTCTTCCTGAACTGTATACCCACTAATTTTATATAAAAAGTTAAATATTTTACCTGGCTCGTGGACTTCCAGTTTTAAAAACCTGGTGTCTTCTATATCATCACCGTCCATATCTTTCATGAAATCCCAACCAATAATCTGTCTGTTTATTTGTCGGATATTGTCATCTGCCTGCTCTACAAAGAAATAATTAGGATTTTGAGATTCAATGATTATGCTGCGTTCTTTAGAAAATTTATTTTTTCTAGCATATCTAACTTTATAACAAGAATCACCACGATAAGAATTACCTAAGGCTGACTCATAAAGGCCTGTATATAATTTATTTTGAGTAATTAGCTCCTGCAGCTTAGAATCTGTTTTTTCATCTTTAACTTTAAATTTAGGTTGTTCACCAAAAAGCATATCTGCTGACAGCTTAGAAAGCAGGCCACAATAGTTGGCAACAAGATAGGTCATAGCTTTCTGATCAGAACTTTCTAATCTCCGCTGCACATCTTTAAATATTTCATCATGTCTGCCTCTGAATAATTTTTTATTTTCTTTATATTTTTCTATTCTTTTGCGATCATCATCAGTAGGTGGCCAACTATCACCTTTACTTAAATAACTCATAACTTCATCAACTCCTAATATCCTGCAGGCTTGTTTTTCCTTGGTGTAAGATTTGCTTTGTTTCCTAATTCCTCTGTAGCGTAACGAATACTGTCTATAATATGATTGTTTTTGTCTACTGGCACCGGTAATATTTCTCCATCTTTGTTCTCTTTATATTTATAGAGAGAAAACTCATTTTTAGTATGAATACATTCAGTATGAATAATAATTTCATAATCTTTAAGCCTCTTAATCCCATATTCAATGCTACCTGGACCTTTATCTGCTCCATTTATTCTGACACCGTTATTCTTAAAATATTTAATACTCTTAGGTTCAGCACTATCAGCTACAATTCTTCGACCACCATCATATTTTTCTTTAACTTTTTCAATCAAAGTATCATTGGTACGCTGATATAAGTAAAGCTCATCAAATATATAAATTTTCTTCTTTTTCTCATCAACATGAAACTTAACAAATGCAAAAGGATCGGGATAAAAACCCCAATCCAGTCCGTAAAAAATATTGTCGAATGATGGAATATATTTAGATAAATCTTTAGTTTTCCAGTTGTTGAAGATAAGATTACCAAGAACACCCCAGTTACCTAAGGTATAAACTTCATAATAATATTTATCTGATTCGTTTTCTAAGTTAGCAATATCTTGATCTGTCAAATACGCATTATCTTTATAAGTAGTTTTTAAGATACTGCATGGCAAACCGTCAATGGACCCTTTAATAAACTGTTTATCATCTTGCCAAATACCAAAGAAATATTTGTATATCCAATGAGATTTGTGAATCGGATTAAAAGAAATTGTTAATCTCTTTTTATGCTGCGATTGACCTCTCAGTCTTTTCTTAAGCTGCTTAAAATCATTTTCAATTATTTCAGTACCCTCTTCAATCCAGATATCTGTTACTACTCCATTAATAGGTGTGATAGATTTAATCTTTTCTACATCATCAAGTCCACCAAACATGATCTGCTTATTATTTATTAAACAGGTAATAGTCATTTCAGATTTGTTTATATTAAAATATTTACTTAATCCAAAAGCTATTATTGATTTTTTTATCTCATTGAAAACTGATCCTCTAACAGTATTTTTAACTTTTCTTACAACAAGATAATTTCTACCTTTCATTACATCTAGAACTGCTCTTTGAGCCAGAAAATAACTTTTACCTGAAGAAGAACCACCAAAATATATCTGAAAGTAGCTGTCATTATTTAAACCTTTTTTGAAATATATAGGATTAAAATCGGACTTTTTAGGCTTTATTTTCATTCTCATGCCTAATCATCCTCAATGAATTCAATTTCTACTCCTGTAATATTATTGATATTCTGATCAATCTCATGTTTATCTCTCCATTTATCAGGCAGCCTATTTTTAAGCCAGAATATTTGAGCTGTTGTATCGGGTTTAACCTGTTTTTTAGTCTTTTCTACTCTTTTCTGACCAGACTCATTAACAGTAACTTTTATTTCTTCATAATCATAACCAAGGGCACGTTTAAGCAAAGCTTTTTCTACTTTTGCATCTACAACTTGTTTTCCCTTTTTTAAGGCCTCCAAAAACTCCACATGTTTTTTCTGCCAGTTATACAGAGTACTTGTAGATATACCTAATTTATCTGCTATTTCTTTATTAATTAAACCATCTCTAGCATATTGTTCTGCAATTTCTGGTGTTATATCTGGATCATATTTACCTCTTTGTGACACCTTGATCACCTCATTTCTTAAAATTTGACATAAAAAAATGCACCCTTTGACAGGTGCATATAATAATAAAAATAATTTAAATTAAATCTTTATATGGAACTTTTTCTCCAGCTCTAATTAAAAATACATCAGAATTATTATTCTTAAATTCTATATATCGCTTAACTATTACATCAACATATTTAGGATCTAACTCGTTTAAATAAGAAATCCTACCAGTCTGTTCTGCTGCGATTAACGTAGAGCCACTACCTCCAAAAGGATCTAAAACTATTTCATCTTTCTTTGTAGAATTTTTTATAGCCCGGCCAGGTATTCCTACCGGCTTCATTGTTGGATGTTCAGCACTTTTCACTGGCTTATCAAAATACCAGATTGTTTTATCGGTGTCATCACCACTGCTTAAAATATCATAGGAAGGCACTCTCATAACTACAGTATGAATTCCTGTATCAAAATGTATTTCAAATAAATCTCCCTTTTCTTTAACTTTCACTTGTGGTGAATCCTGGATAACGGTTGTCTGTTTTCTGTCACCATTCCAGCAATGAGCAGCTCCCGGTTTCCAACCATACAAAATAGGCTCATGTTTCCATTGATAATCCTGCCTGCCAAGCACTAACTGGTTTTTAACCCAAACTATAGCCTGTTTTAATAACCAACCTGAATCAGTTAAAGCTTTGCGAAAATTTACTCCTTCAGAATCAGCATGACAGACATAAATTGCACCGCCTTCTTTGGTATGTTCTAATGCAGCACCATAAAAATCATAAAGAAAATTATAAAATTCATCATTTTCCATATCATCGTTTTCAATTGAAAGGCCATTCTTAGACTCATAATTGACATTATAAGGTGGGTCAGTAAAAACCATGTCTGCTATTTTACCATCCATTAAACGGCCAATATCTGAGCTATCAGTGCTATCTCCACATAATACTCTATGTCTACCAAGCAGCCAAATATCATCTTTTTCAGTTAAATAATCTTCATCTAACGCTGCATCAACATCAAAGTCATCATCCCTTAGTTCCTCTTCTTCACCGGTTTGTAAGATAGCTTCTATTTCATCATCATCAAATCCAGTTAAAGTTAATTCAAACCCCTGCAAGCTTAAATCCTCAAGTTCTATTCCAAGCATTTCATAATCCCATTCAGATTCAGCTACTTTATTATCAGCAATTCTTAAAGCCTTTATTTGAGCTGTATTAAGATCATCTCTTACAATACAAGGTACTTCTTCCAGCCCTAATTTCTTAGCTGCTTCATAACGGCCATGGCCAGCAATTATTTCATTTTGATTATCTATAACTAAAGGAACTGTAAAACCATAATTTTTAATGCTGCTAGCAATTTTATTTATCTGCTCTGTAGGATGCTCTTTTGGATTGTTGATATAAGGTATCAGATCATCTACATCCACCAATTTAATTACTTCGACTAGTTCCATTTATTTTCACCCTTTCGTATTTTGTTCGTATTATTCGAACATTTGTTTGTATTATATCACTTTAGTTTTATTAAAGCAATTATACGAAAGGATTTTTATGCATTAAAAAAGCAGCCGCTTGGATGCTTCTAACTAATTTGCTCTATTTGTTCTGAAGATATTGATGTTAAAAACTTCTTTTTTTCTTTACCTCTATGATTCCTAAAAAACAAATAAACTTTTAAACCATATTTTCTGATAACATCTTTATTTTCAAGTTCAAACTTCCCCTTTATTTTAACTCTTTTTAATTCTTTAGAATAAAAATTTATTATATTTACTATCTCATTATCACGATTTTTATTTGTTTTTTCTCCATTAACGTTTAAAGCAGTAATTTCAAAATCAAAATTATCAATTTCTGACTCAAATATAATATCAACATCTTTTATGTTTCTTATATTTTCAGATGAATTTTGAAAATCAATAACAATTTCAGATTCACCAATTTTAGCCTCTTTTAAATTATAAGTTTTATTT